TCTCCATCACAGCGGCTTGAGTTTTGGGAACGTGCCGTCGATGACAATGAAGATGACTAAATTATCAGAAACACAAATCCAGCAGCATTGCGTCAAGCTACTGAATAGCTTTGCTCGCCAAGATATAGAGTGGCATCACTGCCCCAATGGTGAAAAGCGTTCTAAAAAGACCGCACAACGTCTTAAGTCGCTAGGCGTCCAACCCGGCGTGGCCGATCTTTTGTTTTTGATAAATACCCGCAGTTGGGCGTTGGAATTAAAAACAAATACCGGCGTACAGTCAAAAGCTCAAGCCGACTATCAAGAACGCTTCGAGCGGGCAGGTGGCACATACAAAATTGCGTTCGGGTTGGAGCAAGCGGTATCAGCTCTTATCAACCTAGGTGTGTTCAAGCCAAACATTCACATCAGTTTGAATGCGTTGCTGAAATAAACAACCGAAAGGAAATGAAGATGGCGATTAGCATGAAAGACCTCAGACAAGTAAGGGCAACACAGCCGCCGCGCGTTTTGATTTACGGGCCGCCCGGTATTGGCAAGACAACTTTGGCGGCAGAGTTTCCCGACCCTATTTTTCTCCAGATAGAGGACGGCACCCCGTCCGACCTTACCCTTTCAAGCTTTGGTCGGCTCACGACCTACGATGAAGTAATGGAAGCCGTCGCCGCGCTCTATACCGAAGAGCACAAAGGCAAGACCGTTGTTCTTGATAGCTTGGACAAGCTAGAGCCGTTGGTTTGGGCAAAAGTCTGTGCTGACAATACGTGGACCTCTATCGAATCTCCCGGCTATGGCCGTGGATATGTGCAGGCCGACGCGCCTTGGAGAGAGCTTCAAGAGGGACTTAATGCGTTGCGTCGTGACAAAAACATCGGCATCGTCTGCATTGCCCATAGCGTAATTGAGAACGTGAATGACCCACTTACGCAATCGTACAGTAGATACGACATTCGTCTTCACAAGCGCGCAGTCGGTTTGATGCAGGACGAAATGGACGCCATCCTTTTCGTAAACCAGGATGTCAGTCTGCTCCAAAACGACCCCAAAGCCAAAGCCGGTCCCGGCATGCGTGTTAGGGCGGCAGGCGGGGGCAATCGCTGGATACATTGCACGCCGCGCCCGGCCTACGTGGCAAAGAACCGTTACAACATGCCAGACAAGTTGGAATACAAAAAGGGCGAAGGCTACAAAGTGATGGAGCCGTTCTTTCCCAACGCTGTCAAAAAGCCCGCAGCCGTCAAAGCCGCCTAACAATCAAATCAAAAGGAACACAAGATGGTAGCACTTCCAGAAACCTTTGCCCCGGCCGACGTGCCAGCCGATGACAGAAACTTCGAGCCGATCCCTGTAGGCAACTACAAAGTTCAGGTTATCGAAAGCAAAATTGAGGACACCAAGTCCGGCTCGGGCCAGATGCTCGTTCTTACTCTCGAAATCCTCGACGGCGAATACGCAAACCGTCGAATTTGGGATCGCTTAAATATTCGGAATGATAACCCGCAGGCTCAGTCAATCGCTCAACGCGCGTTGGCCGATCTTTGCTTGCAAATTGGCGTGAGCCAGCTACGCGATACCGAAGAGCTTCAGTTCAAGCCAATGACTGTAAAAGTCGGCATCCGACAGGACAAGACTGGCCAATACGGCCCGCAGAACACCGTGCGGTATAACGTGGCTGCCGGAACGCCCCAAGGCGCTGCAAAGGCCCCCACACAGCCCCGCCAAGCCCCCCAGCAAGGCAGACCGTCCCTACAGGCCGCCAAGGGCGCGGCAAAGCCTTGGAACCAGCCTAAACAGGCCCCTCAGGCCCAGCTTGCTGAAGACGACGAGATTCCGTTCTAACCCTTGACGCGGGTTGGTAATGCGCCCCGCGTCCTTGGCAGCCCCGGCCTTGTAATCAACCCCCTACGGGGCCGGGGCGGGCCTACTGAGGTGAAGCTATGGCCAGATTTGCAGCGTCAACACGAGTTTCGACAGATCAATCTCGGACTGAGATTGAACGCACGCTTGCGCGCTACGGCGGCACGTCGTTTGCCTACATGACGACTGCTGGCAAAGCCATTATCGCCTTCGAGGCGCAGAAGCGTCACATCAAGATCACAATGCCGTTGCCAACAGGCGAGAGCGAAAAGGAAAAGCAGGAGGGGCGTCAACGATGGCGTGCGCTTCTTCTGGTCATCAAGGCCAAGCTCGAAAGTGTCGAGAGCGGCATCGAGACGCTCGAAGAAGCTTTCTACGCCAACATCGTCATGCCGGACGGTCGCACAATCTACGAGTCAACGCGGGAGCATGTAAAAATTGCCTACGCTGGTGGTAAAGTTCAATCGCTATTACCGGATTATTCAGAACCAAAATGACCGCCCTCCCCGAACCAATTTCCCACACCGTCCTAGCCATTTGGGCAGCTTACGAAGCCAAAGGGCGCGGCTCCGATTCCGTAGGCGTCAACATGTCGCAAGTAGCGGAAGAGTGCGAGCGTAAATTGTTCTACAGCCTTCGTTGGTGCTCACCCCCCGAACAAATTACTGGCCAAAAACAGCGCCGCTTCGATACCGGCAATATAGAGGAAGATCGCCTCCTTTCAGATTTGGAAAATGCTGGCGTTGAGGTAGAACGCCTTGACCCGTCTACAGGCCAGCAGTTTAGAGTAGCCCTTGCCTCAGGATGGCTACGGGGGCGGCTAGACGCTATGGGTGTCAATATACCGGAGGCCCCTAAGACTACTCACGTTATTGAATGTAAATCACACAACGACAAATCGTTTAAAGAGCTGCTTAAAAAGAAACTACAAGAAGGCAAGCCGGACCACTACGCCCAGGTACAAGCCTATATGCACGCCGAGCATCTTACTAGGGCGCTTTACATCGCGGTAAATAAAAACAGCGACGAAATTTACACCGAACGCATAGAGTACGATGCCGCCTTTTGCCTGCGGCTAGAGGCCAAGGTTGACCGCATCGTTCGCTCAAACAGCGCGCCTCCTAAGCTGTTTGAAGACCCTACGGCCAAGGCCGCCTTCCCCTGCGGCTGGTGTGCCTCGAGGCCGCAATGCCACGAAGGCGAGTTTGCTAGGAGGAATTGCCGGACCTGCATTAGTGCAGAGTTTCTGGATGGTGCAGTGGTTAGGTGCGCGCTTTGGGATAAAGAATTGGACTACAAGGCGCAGCAGGCTGGCTGCGAGAGCCATCTTTGGCTCCCGTCGCTAATTCCAGACGCAGAACAGATAGACGCAAGTGAGAAAGATAGATGGGTAAAGTATAAGATGGCGGACGGGTCGGAGTGGGTAAATTCGGGAGAGCCAACATGAGCGACCGTGACGAGTTCGGACGCTACGAGGCCGACGATGACGAACGCCGCGAGGCATATTTCGCGCGCCAGTTCCGCCGTAAACATCTTACCTGCCTTTGTGGCTACCCCGACTGGCCCGGTCAATGTCCCGGTCCAGCTAATTGTCCGGTTCACGGGGAGGACCTTTCCGATGAGTAAAGAACTCTATATCGAAGCCCACGACCAACTAATCGGTGAATATCTAGACGCACATCCTGATGCGTCTGATAGTGAAGCTATGGAGGCGACCGCCGATAAAGCCTATGACCGCATGACAGATATGTACGCCGATATGATAGATCAAGCCAAGCAGCGGTTGAAAGACGAAGGCAACTGGCCGCCTAAGCCTAGGATAATCAAATGACCCCAAAAATAACCGTCGATAAAAACTACATCATTATTGATGGCCACCAAATCCCACGGACTCATCTTTGCAGCCAAGACCAGTGGATAAAGTTTTGGGCTAAGGTAGCCCCTAAGAAACCAGACACAGGAGAAACAAAATGAAAAAATACTGGGTTGTCTACAACCCGCAAACTACAAACTTTCAACACTACGCGAGCCGCATTGAGGCCGAGGACGCAGCCAAGGCTTTAGCCGTAGCCAACAAGGGTTCCGAGTTTGTAATCTTGGAGGCGCTGGGCGTGGTTAAGCAGCCTGTTAGTGAGGGGGCCGACGGGGAGAAGAAACCAGTGACCGACAAGGAAAGAATTGAGCAACTAGAGAAGGCTTTAAACAGCGTTGAGGCAGAGTTAGACTTTGCCGAGCAAGCAAGGGACCAGGCCGCTGACCGGGCCAACAAGGCAGAAGATAAGTTAGAGGCTATTAAGCGGGCGGTGGGGGGTTAGGGTGTTTTACGTGGGACAGAAAGTGGTTTGTGTGGACGCTTTCGATACTAATGACTGGGCTTTTCAAGAACTCTTTGAGGGGCGTATTTATACGGTTATTTGGGTTGGAAGTACTATCAGCGTAAAAAACGGCAGATCATGTTGCGATGTTAGAGTAAACGGAAATTTTGGACGCAGGGGGGATATTCCGTTTCTTGCGTGCCGCTTCCGCCCGCTAGTCGAAAAGAAAACCGACATTTCGGTATTTACCGCGCTGTTGAAGCCCGTTCGCCAAGACGCCTAATGCACCTCCGCCCCTACCAATCCGACGCTCTCAAAGCCCTCTACTCCTACTGGCAAAAGCAGGGCGAGAACTCGTTAATTGTACTACCGACAGGCGCTGGCAAGAGCCTAATTCTAGCGTCAATCTGCAAAACCGTTCTAACCAATTACCCCACTTTACGCATAGCCATTGTTACTCACGTCCGAGAATTAATCAGCCAGAACTATAAAGAGCTTCTTCGCCTCTGGCCCCAAGCCCCCGCCGGTATCTACTCAGCCGGGCTAAACAAACGCGATCGTCACCATCAAATAATGCTGATGGGCATCCAGTCGGCCTACAATAAGACGGCCCTGCTAGGCGGCTTTGACGTTCTGCTTATTGACGAGGCCCACCTAATCTCTCGCAACGCCGCCACGATGTATGGTGCCTTCATCGCCGCACTACGAAAAGACACGCCTGATATGCGGCTGGTAGGCACGACCGCGACCGCGTTCCGGCTAGACTCTGGCAACCTCGTACAAGGCAAAGGCCGTCTATTCGATAAAGTTGTGTACGAGGCACAGATTACGGACCTAATCGAGCAGGGCTACTTAAGCCCCCTTCTGTCCAAAGCCACCGTTACACAATTTGACATTTCTGGAGTGCAGAAAAGAGGCGGCGAGTTTATCCCAGGCCAGCTAGAAGTTGCCGTGGATAAAGAGTGGGTAACAAGATCGGCGGCGGAGGAAATTTATAAGTACGGCCAGGATAGACAAAGCTGGCTGGCGTTTTGCTCCGGCGTTGAACACGCTGGCCACATGAGGGACGCTATCAAGGCCACTGGCGTTACCTGCGAGGCCGTTACTGGCGAAACCCCCAAGGCCGAACGAGACTCTTACATCAGGCAGTTTTCAGCGGGCAAAATCAAGTGCTTAACTAGCGTGGGCGTTTTGGGCACCGGCTTTAACGTGCCCGCCGTCGATCTAATTGCCCTCCTACGGCCCACGGCTTCGGCTGGATTATTCGTCCAGCAAGTCGGGCGCGGTCTTAGGAAGGCTCCCGGCAAGCAAGACTGCCTCGTGCTGGACTTTGCCGGCAACACGGCACGGCACGGTCCCATAGATACGATCACGGCATACAGCGCGGGTGAGCAAAGGGGCGAAGGTGAAGCCCTAACCAAGAACTGTCCTACGTGTATGACTATTCTTGCGCTTGCCGTACAGCAATGCCCAGTTTGCGGCCACCTATTCCC